TAGAGACGCAAAACGAAGGCAACGACTACGCGGCGTGTGACTTGACGCTTATCACGACAGCACCCGCCGAGCTTGCTCTTCGTGCGTCTCTTGTACGCTTTCCCGTGATTGATGCTGGCGACGTCTATGAGGTCATCCATGTGAGTGACTTCGGACGTCGCCGCGTTCTATCGCTGAAGAAGCTAAAGGGTGATGCATATGCCTAGTGTTCGCCTGCAGTTTGACGATGGCGGACTTGGAGACGCACTGAAGGAGCTTGCGAACATCAAGCCCGAGATTGTTATGAAGCGCACCGTGAATGAGATAGCCGAAGACCTACGCGCAACCACACCGAGAGACACGGGCGAGTTGATTGGATCCATTCGCCAAAGTGTCAAAGGTGGCGAAGGTGAGGTTGGCTATACAGGCGAGTACGCTCCGCACGTTGAGTATGGCCATAGGCAAAATGTTGGCCAGTACGTTCCGAGGATTGGGAAGCGCCTAAAGGCACCATTCGTGGAAGGTCAGCACTTCTTCGCTACGGAGATAAAGGCGGCACGCGCTGTTCTGAAGAAGCGGTGCGGTGAGTATCTAAGGAGTAAGGGCTTATGAGGCAAGCATTAAGGCGACTCCCGCTCGACGACTTTGTCGCGGCGGTTGTGGCACGTGTCAAAGAAGGCACGGGCGTTAAATGTGTGACCGACGCGAATAAAGAACCCTCTCCTCTTTATTCCGTCGGCGCACTCTCAGTTCGTCCGGACAAAACAAAAACAATGTGGCTGGACGTCTACACCATCGAGCTTCACGCAATTTCTAAGCCGTCTAAGACGCGCGAGGAGATATTCAAGATGGTGACGGCTCTAGAAGAAGCTATGAGCCAGCCAATTAGTTTGGCTTGTCCGTTTCAGGTCATCCGTCAAACGGATAACGGTCTAAACACAATCAAGCGAGATGAAACAGGAGAATGGCACGCGGTTGTGCCGTTCGAGGTGGTCGTCTCCTATGGTCTGATTATTAAGTAGAAAGGGGCATTACTATGCCAGATTCAACTGCATTCGATAGTGGTGCATATTGCGACGTTTCCGCCGGTGGCGTGAACGCTGTCAATGGTGCTGAGGTCCTGCTCGGCGTATTCAGCGCGGACGGTTCTAAGCTCCTCGCAATCGCTGGCGAGAAGTCTCACAAGGTATCGCTTTCCGCTGATACTACGAGCGTCTCCACGAAGTCTTCTCGCGGTGCTTGGAAGGTTAACCGCGCATCTACCCGTTCCTTCGAGGTTTCCGTTGATACGGTGGCCGTCAAGGACGCTGAGAGCGATAAATTGTTCCGCCAGGCACTCGCCGACGGCACTATTCTGTGCGTCAAGGAGTTCCTGGACAACACCGACTTCACGCCAATCGGCGGAGGCGCTGTCATCGTTACCAAGTACGAGGCTGACTCGCCAACCGATGACGTGCGCACCGCGTCTGTATCTCTCACAGGCACAGGCAAGTGGACGTGGTTCGACATTGACGCAGCCGCCAAGGCTAAGGCAATCACCAAGCCAACAGGACGATAAGCGTCCACTAACACAACTCACGGGGTAGCTTCGGCTGCCCCTTTTTTATTAGTTAAGGAGTAAGAAATGGCAGATTTCACCTTCGAGGTTGACGGTACTACATACGAGCTTCTCTATGCGGAGAAGCGTGTTGAGATGGCCGAGAGTGCGATTGGTAACAAGAGCATTATTTCCGTGTTCACTGCTCAGCCAACCCTGCGCGAGACTAAGACTATCTTCGCGTATGGCATCCGCGAGAGTGGCCAGAGTGCATGGGTTAACCCAACACAGGCCATCGAGCTTGCTGGAAAGTACCTGCAGGAGCACGGTTACGCTCAGATGATTGAAGCCGTAAGCGACTCACTCATGAAGGACTGCGGTTTTTTATTCCAGTAGATCTGGTGAGCCCGCGCTGGGTCAGACCATCCACAAACAAACAACAGGCCAACCAACCACAAGAAGCGCCACAGAAGCCGCTGACAGGCTATGAGCGTGACGCAATGTGGGCGTGGGCGGCTGTTCGCTTTGGGTGGACGCCAGACGAGTTTGACAGGCTCACAGCGGCTCAGATTGCCCTTCTTCAAGTGGCTGAGCATGACCGTGTCGCGTCTGACCAAATGCTTCTCAATGAAGCAATAGCCAACGCACTCGCCAATGGTTACAAGAAGAAGAACGAAGATCCTGAGCTTTTGTGGGTTGAAGCAAACAAGCCGGACAGAAAGACCATGAGCGCAAAAGAAGCGCGCGACAAAATGGCCGCGCTTGAGAAGGCTCTATCAGAACAACAGAAATAAACATGAGAGGAGGTATATATGGCAAGTGACTATACACTCTCCGCGAAGTTCACCGTCAATGCCGACGGTTTTATTGACGGCGTAAACAAGGCGCAGTCTTCACTCAGCCAGATCCAGAATAAGGCGCAGGAAGTATCGCGCTCTATGGATCACAGTATGGGCGATGCGTCTGGCAGCGTGCAGTCATCGTTTGCCGAGCTTAGGTCGCGGGCTCAGAACATCTTCAGCAATATCGCAACAAGCGCGAGAAACGGACTGTCCAACGCTTGGAACGCGGTGCGTACTAACACCCAGCAAATCACGAGCTCACTGATTGGCGTAGGCCAGGCGGGAATTGCCGCGATTGCTGGTATGGCCATCCAGGGCGGCATCGACCGCGCACTGAACATTGACAACGCGCGAAAGAAGCTCGCCGGATTTGGCCATGACGCCCAGGACATCGAATCCATTATGGACTCGGCCACTCAGTCAGTTCGTGGCACAGCGTTTGGTCTTGGTGACGCAGCAACGGCCGCGGCAACGCTCTCTGCAGCTGGCATTAAGTCCGGCGAGGATATGACCAACACGCTGAAATCCGTCGCGAATGTTGCGGCAGCATCTGGTCGAGCGTTCAATGATATCGGCGTCATCTTTTCATCCGTCGCATCGCGCGGCAAGCTGATGGGCGACGACATGCTGCAGCTTTCAAGCTCTGGCGTTCCAGTGCTTCAGCTTTTGGGCGAGTATCTTGGCAAGACGTCCAAGGAAGTCTCCGAGATGGTCTCCAAGGGTCAGATTGACTTCCATACATTCTCGGAAGCCATGCGCGTCGGTCTAGGCGAAGCAGCTCTGTCATCTGGTAACACACTGGCTGGCTCATTCGCCAATGTTCGCGCCGCTCTGTCGCGTCTGACCGCTCCAATATTTACGCAGGCTATTCAAGTGTTGGTTGATGCGTTCAAGCAAGCGGCACCGGCTATTGACGCCATGGGCAAGCAGCTTGGCAATATTCCGACGTTCGTGGCACCTATCGCCGCGGCGTTTGGTGCTATGGCTCTCAGCGGTCTTGCTCCGGTTATTGCCAATATCCCAGTGCTTGGCGGTATGCTTGGCCCTCTGTCCGGCTTACTGAGTGCGTTGGGTGGTCCTGTTGGAATCGCCATCGCCGCGTTTGCGGGATTGGTCGCGGTGTCTCCACCACTGCAAGAGGCGCTTGGCAATCTTATGGGCGCGCTTGGTGAGCTTGGCAACGCCTTAGGACCAATCTTCGGTGCGGCAATAGATGCCATCGTTCCAGTGTTGAACTCAATCGTTGAGGTGCTCGGCGGGGCGTTTGCGGTCGTCGTCAATGGCGCAGCGGATCTAATCAAGCAACTAGCCGACGCAATCACCAACCTATCCACTGGCGGAGGATTTGACGCGTGGCTTCAGTCCATGCAGCCGGTGGCCGATTTCGTCATGAGTATCCTGCAGCCTGCACTTGACGGACTAAGCACAGGCGCGGGTCTTATCGTTGAAGCGTTCAGCGGATTCGGTGAAGCTGTCGGCGGAGCGTTTGAGACTCTATCGCCATACATTGAAACGGCACGAGACGCCATTTCTCAGTTCGCTGCAGCGGCTCAGCCACTTGTTGACACGGTTCTGCAGAACTTGGGCGTGGCACTTACTACAGTGGCCACAATCGTGTCCGTGGTATTTGGCGCAGCGTTTGAGGTTGTCGGCGGCATCGTCATGACGGTCATGGGAACAATCTCCGGAATCATTCAGACCACAGTCGGCGTGATTCAGACGGTTATCGGCGTGTTTGTTGGCATCTTCACAGGCAACTGGCAGATGGCCGCCAATGGCGCGCAGACAGTGTTCCAGGGCATGAGTACAACCGTCACGAGCATCGTGAACGGTCTTTCGTCTGCTCTGTCTGGCATTGTCAACGGTATCTCTGGAACATTCCAGGCAGTGTTTAACGGTATTTCTACCACAGTGGGCAATGTCTTCCACGGTATCTCGAGCACGATTGGCAACGTCATGGGCGATGCCAAGAACACCGTATCCGGAGCCCTGGACGCTATCAGTGGATTCTTCCGCGGACTTCATCTGGAGTTCCCAAAGATTAAGCTTCCGCACTTCAGCATTTCCGGCACATTCTCGCTCGCGCCACCATCAGTTCCAAGCCTGGGCATTGAGTGGTACGCCGACGGCGGTGTTCTGATGAACCCGACCATGTTCGGTATGAATGGAAACAAGGCCATGATTGGCGGAGAAGCAGGACCCGAAGCAGTCGCACCAATCAGCACGCTCACAGGCTACATCAGCGACGCCGTGAACAACTCTAAGAGTGACGACGAACTGATTAGCGAGATTGCTGGACTGCGTGAAGATGTGCGCAATATGCGCGTTGTGATGGATGGCCAGACGGTCGGTTCAATCGTCTCGCCGTATGTGGACTCGAACCTCGGAGAATATAAGGTGGTGGCAAACAGATGACGGAACTAACAGACACATACGAGGTTGTGGTTGATGGAGTGCCGCTCTGCGCCCCCTACCGCCTAGCGGTTACGAACTACACAGACAAGCCACCAGCCACCAGAACGTCTACAGTGTCTATTCCTGGACGCGACGGTGTGCTGGACTTATCTGAGTGGCTGACCGGTGCTCCGGTGTTCGACAAGCGGACAATCACCATCACGCTTTCACCGCTCGACACACACGACTGGGCAAGCGTTGAGACGACGCTGACCGCTCTACGTAACATGCTCCACGGTAGGCGCTTAGAGTTCACGCTGTCCTGGGACGAGGGTTACACGTACACAGGACGCTTCGAGGTCACCTCCCAGACGCTCTACGACGAGACGGCGGCCATCAAGCTAACAATCACTGCAGATCCATACAAGTCGCGCGGCGTCATGCACTACGAGCTCGACGGTGATCTTGGTAAGACCTACATCATCGACGGCCCCGCGCACGCGGGGGTTCCGACCATCACATGTCAGACACGTGCCCTGGTCAACATCAACGAGCGAACCGTTGACCTTCAGCCGGGTGTGTGGATAAACCGCGACTTGGAGCTGCATAACGGAAAGAACCGCGTAACCGTGAATACTACGCCGGACTATGGGACGGCCATCTGGCGCGATTATGCGGGGCTTACATGGGAGCAGCTTGACGGCACAAGCCTGGCATACATTGGCCGCGCTGGAAAGAACAGGCTCAAGGGTCTGACATGGTCCAGCCTAGCGGGTAAGAAGTGGCAGGACATGCGCGGAACGTGGCGCGAGCATGCGTACGTCGATGACGCGGAGACGCACAACAACACAACAGTTATGCTCGACTTCGATTGGAAGGATATCTAAATGAGCACAAAGACTCCAAGGCTGGGTCTCACGAAGCCTGACGTCACGGACGAGACTGTTCAGACTATTAAGGACCTCGCCAAGAACTTCGACCTTCTGGACGCAATGTTCCCAGTGGGCGCAATCTATCAGAGCACCAAGCCAACTGACCCCGCAACGTTTTTGGGTGGCACATGGCAGGCTTTGAACGGCGTGTTCCTCCTGGCTCAGTCGCAGAAGTTCCCCGCTGGCTCAACGGGCGGCGAGGATACTCACACGCTGACCATTAACGAGATGCCAAGCCACAGCCACGACACCTCCATGCACTACGGTACAGACAATGGTGGCGGCAATCAGTGGACTGCACGCTCGGCTGATACGTACACCAATTACCGCTTCCAAGTTGATGCGGTCGGCGGCGGTCAGCCACATAACAACATGCCACCATATCGCGCTGTCTATATGTGGGAGAGGGTGTCTTAAATGTATGTGCTGACTTATGCGGGAAACGTCATTCATGATCCGCGTGAGGAAGGCGTGCAAATCTCAGCCGGTAAGCTTGTAGAAGAGTCGGGGCAGTCTCCGACTCTTTCTTTTACCGTGCAGCCAACACACCCGCTCTGGCGCGCGTTCAACCGCGAATCGGTTATGAACACCGAGCGCGAGATTGAACTCACGGAACACGAGACACAGAAGATTCTCTTCCGTGGTCGTATTCGTAAAGTGTCGATGTCCATGAATGGATCTATTGATGTCACTTGTGAAGGTGCGATGGCGTACCTCAATGACACCACCGTCCGTCCATATAAAACATATGACACCGACGAGATTGATTGCGAGATTAACGCCCCCGCTAAGGCTGGCGAGTTGTTCGAGTGGTTCATCGAACAACACAATGCGCGCGTATCCAACCGATGCGAGAAGTTCAAGGTAGGCATTAACGCTGGCGTTAACTTCGGCGCGCTTCAACGTGGTACAGGAACACGCCCAACCACATTAAAAGAGATGCGCGAGAAGCTCACGAAGCTCTGCGGTGGTTATTTCCGCGTTCGTTATGTAGGCGAGGAAAATTACCTCGATTGGTTGAACGCGGACGGCTCGAGCGAAGCTGCGCAGTCTGTAGAGCTTGGCCAGAATCTTCTAGATCTAAACACTGGCGCTGACGGTAAAGACATCTTCACCGCCATCGTTCCTGTAGGAAAGACCGGCGAGGGTGAAGACGAGAAGGACGTAACCATCGATGACGAGCACGCCTATGTTGGCGGTGGCTATGACATTGTCGGCGATGCGGTTGTCGATACTGCAATGGCTGAGCGCTACGGCGTTATCGAGAAGCTGATGGAGTATGACCATCTGAGCCAGCCACAGGCGCTCGCAGACAAAGCAGTGGCCGACCTTGCCGCGGGCAAGCTCTCTGATTCCATCACCGTAAGCGCTACGGACTTGCACTACGCAGATGCGACCATCCAGCAGATTGATTACTTGCAGCGCGTCCAGGTCACCAGCGAGCCACATGGCATTGACCGCATGATGCTCTGTGTTGGTCGCACGATTAACCTCGTTGACCCAAAGGCCACGCGATACAGCTTCGGCGCAATCGAGGGCACGCTGACCAAGAGCGGAACGACGTCCCAGGAACGCACGCAGGAAGCCACTGAGAAGCGTCTGACCGCCCTCGCATCTACCACACGTAAGACGGTAGAAGACACCCACAAGACTACGGTAAAAGTTGCGGCCGTTGAGGAGAAAGCGGTAGCTGTTGAGAAGAAAGCTGACGCAGCAACAGAGAAGCTTGCTGACGTAGCAACTACCGCAACGGCGGCGGCTGAGAAGGTTGACACCGTCGCGGCTAAAGCGGAGAAGGCAGCGGAGGAAGTGAGCCACGTAGCCACAGACGCAAAGAACGCAACAACAGCAGCAAAGGAGGCGAAGACTATGGCAACGGAAGCAAGCAACAAGGCAGCAGAAGTGAAGGCAACGGTTGCGAACCTAACCAACACATTCTCACACGATGCAGACGGCGCTTATGTAGGTGACAAAACTAAGCAATTCGTATGGGTCAATAAAGACGGTGTTTGGCTCATGGACGATAAAACTCTTAACGCGTTTTTTACAAGTAAAAGGGCAAGTCTTGCCGGTGATAAGTTAATTATTGATGCTGACCAAACTGTTCTAAGCGGACTTCCAGGCGGCGAGAAAAAGGGTACTCTACTTAGTTCCGACAATGTTGGATTTAGAGCAAAAGATACTGTGATGCTAACTGGTAATCAGATGCTTGCAATGATTGGTGCCAACAACATCCTTATCAATGACAAAGGTCTGCAGATATCTAAGAATTTCATCAGCAATAATTACACAAAGATTGATGACCTTGTCAAGCTTCTGAAGTTTGTACCCTGGACGGATCTAGTCAATAATTCTTCCGTGCGTGTCCGTTACTGTGTGCGTGGCGGCGTGATGTATCTTGATTGTTTTTTGACTGGTGGATATCCAACATACACAACCACGGCACAGATTCCTAGTGACCTACTTCCATCGAATGCCGCATATTACTCGCTAGGTACGCAGAGCAGCAATAACACCGCAAAGATTTGGCTGGGTGCGGCTGGCGGCGGCGATGGCCATGTGTACTTCTACAACTATGACAGCGGTTATTGCTCTGGTGTCATTCCTATCATTCCTAAGAGCATGGAATAGGAGATGACGATATGAACCCACTAACATTCGAGCAAATAATTGCGACTGTCTCATTTTTGGGCATGATGGTCTCTCTCATCAATGGCGCGCGTGCGATGACTAGAGCAAGCAACGAAGATGCGATGCGACTGGTACGCATTGAGGAAGGCGTGAAGCAGCTCAAGAGTGACGCAGAAGATAGCCAGAAAGCGTTTGCCGCATATATGGCACGCACCGATGAAGTTATCTCCACGCTCAAAGAGAACATTGCCCATCATGACACCCGCTTGGCAGTGGTTGAGGATGTGACCCGTACACAGGCGGGACGGCTAGAGCGCCTAGAGCAGGCGAATACACACTAATTCTGATTTAAGGAGTAACAAATGATTAACTGGAAAGTAAGACTTCACAACCCTGCATGGTGGCTGGGTATGGTTGGAATCGTCATGAGTCCAATCTTGGCATACCTCGGACTGGCTTATTCCGATTTGACCACTTGGGGCAGCCTTGCTGATGTATTTGTTAAGTTCATCAGCAACCCTTATCTCATTGGTACCGTGGTAGTTGCCGTCTTGGGTGCTATCGGCGTAACTGTTGACCCAACCACAAAAGGCATTAGCGATTCTGCACGTGCAATGACCTATGACAAACCAAGCGTGAGCCCTTTAACCGAGGAGACACACTAATGGCTGATTTTTCAGGGCAGATTACCGCTGACGCTTACATTCCAACGTCAGCTGTTTCAGCTGGGCGAGACGGTCATTCCGTGCAGTATATCGTGGTACACCATGAAGCTGCCACAGGTTTAGACGGTGCAGCCATTACTGCCATGTGGGATAGAATGCAGGCACAGTCTGCGCACTATTCTGTGGACGGTGCAGGCACTATTACCCAACACGTACTGGAGAGCAACACCGCATGGGCATGTGGTCGTTGGACTGCTAATTGCGAGAGTATCTCGATTGAGCACGCCAACAACTCTACATCACCCTGGACGGTATCAGAAGCAACGCTTGAGAGTGGCGCGCATCTTGTTGCTGCGTTGCTCATTAAGTACGGACTCGGCTATCCACGTTGGGGCGGCAACGTCCGACCACACAAACAGATTGTGGCAACCGCTTGCCCCGGTGAGCTTGCAGGCTCTCAGAATACTCACTATATGGAGCGTGTGTGCTACTGGTACGAGGTCATGACTGGCACACGTTCAACAGACGAGCGCGGCTGGCATACCGATGGCAAGGGCAGCTGGTGGTATCAGACGGGCGAGTCATCGAGCGAGTACGCCATCGGCTGGTATAAGGTCGGCGATAAGTGGTACTACTTCAATGAATCCGGCTGGATGCTCACGGGCTGGGTCCACGCTTCTTGGGAAGGCTCGGAGAAGTATTGGTGGTACTTCGGTGAGACTGGCGCACTTGAATCGGGTGACTGGCTTGAGTACAACGGAAGCTGGTACTTGCTAGGATCTGACGGCCGTATGGCCACAGGCTGGCAGGAGCGCGACGGTAAACGTTATTACCTCGACGAGACTGGTCGCATGATTACTGGCTGGCTCAAGCTTGACAATGACTGGTACTATCTGCGCTCTGACGGTTCGCGAGTTGAGGATTGCCTTTTTGAGGTCGGAGCAGACAATATCTGCGCCTTCGACAAGGAAGGCAAACTTCTCACGGGTGACATTACAGTCACCACGAATGACGATGGATACATCGCCGGCATTAAGTAATATTTACCCCTCCTGGCTTATGCTGGGAGGGGTATTTTTGTGTCCCAAGCGCGTCCCAAATGGCATTTTTACGTGTATCTTCTGAACCTTATCGCCAACAAACCTGCACTTAATACGCATATAAACAATGTAGATATTTAACTGCTACAATGAAAGAGA